ACGCACAATCAACAAAGGCGAATTGTGGGAAGTATCGCTAGTCACTTTCCCCATGAATCAAGAGGCACTGATTAGCGCGGTAAAAAGTATTGAAGAAATCGAAGATTTTAAGGGCGCGACAGAATACCTGCGGAATGCTGGCGGACTTTCGCGCTCTGAATCGACCGCATTTATATCGCGGTTGAAGGCACTGTCCCTGCGGAATGCTGCGGACGAAGAAAGCAAGGCGGCAATTCTCGCGGCACTCAGTCGCAATCAAGCAATTTTTAAAATAAAGGAGTAGTTAAAATGGACACTAAAGACATTGTTACGGCAATTGAACTTAGCACAAAAGCATTCGAAGATTTTAAGAAAATCAACGACGAAAAAACAACACGCACTGAAACTGAAACCAAAGAGCAATTAAAACGCGCCTTCGATGCAATCGAAGCGCAAAAATCGTTAATTGAAACCTTGCAAGCGAAAGCAAATCGCCCAAATTTTGGCGCGGATGGCAAAGTAATCAATGAAGATGAAGTGGCGCATAAAGCGGCGTTCCGTGGCTACATGGCCAAGGGCGTAGATACGGGCTTATCAGCACTCGAACAGAAAGCTTTAGCGATTAGCACCAACGCGGGCGCGGATGGCGGCTTTGCAGTACCTAAAGTCATTGATTCGATGATGGAAGCTCTAGTCGTTAATATCAGTCCGATTCGTCAAATTGCGAACGTGCAACAAATCAGCACGAACGATTATCATAAACTAGTCAACTTGAAAGGTGCAGGTTCAGCCACCGCGGCGGAAACGGCCGCCCGTGCAGCGACCGCAACACCAACCTTGGCGGACATCATCATCAACCCGTACGACATTTACGCGAACCCTCAAGCATCACAGCAAATGCTTGATGACGTGTTCTTCAATGCTGAACAATGGTTGGCTGAAGAGTTGGCGGAAGAGTTTGGACGACAAGAAGGCAACTTGTTCATCAACGGAACGGGAACGAACCAAGCGAAAGGCTTGTTGAATCCGACCTTCGCGGCCACGGCTGACGCAACGCGCGCATTTGGAACGGTTGAATATGTACCGACGGGGGTGGCTGGTGCTTTTGCAGCGACCAATCCAACTGATATATTCTTCACGCTGGCGAGTAAAGTCAAGGCTGCATACCGAAACAACGCATCTTTCGTAATGCCAAAATCGGTGTTATTTCAAGTCGCTGCGTTTAAAGATACTTCGGGTCGTTACATCTTCAACCCAATCACCAGCCCAAATGTACCAGCGACCTTGTTGGGCTTTCCAGTGGTTGAGGCGGAAGATATGCCAGCGATTGCCGCGAACTCGTACTCGATTCTATTCGGGAACTTCAAGCGCGCTTATCAAATCGTTGACAGAGTCGGCACACGCGTTATTCGTGACCCGTTCAGCAACAAGCCGTACATCGGCTTTTACACAACTAAACGTGTCGGCGGTTCGGTTGTGAATTCTGAAGCTTACAAGGCAGTTAAATTCTCAGTGAGCTAAACGATTTGGGGGGAGAAATCCCCCTTTTTTTGAAAGGTTAGAAGAATATGAAACAAATACTATTCGTACAAGATACTGCAACCTATAAAACGGGCGATATAATCGAAGCGGAAGACCAATTCGCGTGTGATGCGATTGCGTATGGTTTCGCAGTGCCATCGAATGAAGATAAATCAATGGTAAAATCACCCGAACAAAAAGTTATTACAGATTTAGAGGTTAAATAATGGCCATCGTCTGCACTGTACAACCCACGCAAGAACCGATTACGCTGCAAGAAGCGAAAGACCATCTGCGAGTGACAGGCACAGACGAAGATTCATTAATTACCAGCTTGATTGTATCAGCTCGGCTTTATGCAGAGATGCTCACGCGTCGGGTATTCGTGACGCAAACATGGAAAATGGTCATTGACCAATTCCCCATGCCGGGCATGAATATCAGTAGCGCGAACTGGTACGGTCCTCAATGGGGAACTGCTCCAGGGCCGCTTACCTCACTCAGGCCCGACGGCAAGACGGGTTACGAGATTTATTTAATGACCCCTCCAATACAGTCAATTACAAGCGTCAAATATTACGACATTAACGGCGTACAGCAAACGCTTGACCCTGCAACTTACCTGCTCGACAATGTGACTGAACCATCAAGACTAGTGCCTGCACCCAATACGAATTGGCCTTCAACACAAAATCGTATTAATGCAGTCGAAGTCTTATTTGTGGCAGGTTATGGAACTCCCTTGCAAGTGCCTGAGGGCATCAAGTCATGGATAAAACTGCGCATCGCAACGCTATACGACCATCGTGCTGAGATTGACATTATCCAGCGCGCACAGGTGATTAAATTACCTCATGCCGATGGCTTGCTTGACCCTTATCGAGTGTTTCAATTTTGATTAACTCAGGCGAATTGCGTAATCTAATCACGATTGAGCAATTGACCGTGACGAAAGACGCATTCGGCGCACCCGTCGAAACGTGGACTACCTTTGCAACGGTATGGGCTAAAATTGAGGCATTATCAGGCTCAGAATTGATTGCTGCAAGGCAACTGTACACAAGTGAGATATATACTGTACAGATTCGCTATTTAGCAGGTGTGACGCAAAAACACCGAATCAATTACCAGGGGCAGTATTGGGATATTGTGCAAGTAAATGATTTCGAATTCAGACACTATGCGCTGGATATGCAGATTGTTCATCGGGTGACTGCATGAGACAGATAGAAGTTTTAGGCTTGAGTGACTTACTAAAGTCATTGAATGACTTACCGTTAAAACTTGAAAAGAACATCTTGCGCGGCGCATTGCGCGCAGGTGGTAATGTGATGAAAGCGGAAGCGAAGGCAAGAGTGCCTGTAAAGTCGGGCGCATTACGCGATTCGATTAAAGTCTCAACGGGCATTCGCGGTGGCAAGATATTCTCGCACATCAAAGCAGGCAATCGCATGGTGGGTGGTTCGCAAGCTGGTAAAACAGGCGCAGACCGCGGCGCATTTTACGCGCCGATGGTGGAATATGGTACAGCTCCGCATATCATTGATTCGCCAAAGGGCATGGTAATTGGTGGCAAGGTTCGGAAAGTCGTGCATCACCCCGGCGCACCGGCGCACCCGTTCATGCGCCCAGCTTTGTATGGAAAGGCTGACGATTCAGTGGAAGAAGTTGGTAAATATATCGGTGAACGGCTTGATAAACTGGACGAAAAAACAGAATGAAAACAGCGGAAGAAGCCGTTAAAATTTTACTTGAATCGCACAGCGGATTGACTGGGCTAATCAGTACGCGCTCGTATATGCAGTTATTACCACAAACGCCGCTCTATCCGTGCGCAGTGTATAGTCGAACCTCAACACCCCAGCGCATGAGCCAATTCGGGGCAGATAGCGACATTGTGCGACCTGTGATGAGTGTGCAAGCGTATTCGCTGATTAACTCGGAAGTGTATGCAGTATCAGCACAGATTATTAATTGCTTGCGGCGGTATCGCGGCATCGTTGGCACAGTTGAAATATTAGATATTTATCTACTGAACGAAGTGTATTTATACGATAATACTGCGCGTGTATACTACTCGACATTAGATTTTGAAATTGTACATAGGGAGTAATTTATGGCACTGCAAATTTTACGCGATTGCAAACTTTACCTAGGTGGGTATAACCTTTCAGGTGACATGAACGCTCACACGCTGGACTATAAAGCGGATGTCAAAGAAACAACGGTTTTCAATGACACCTCAAAGCGCAGACTAGGCGGATTAGCGAATGTCAGCATTAAACATGAGGGCGTATGGCAAGCTGGATTAGGCTTGATTGATGATGTGTTATTCTCGAATCTTGGGCAAAAAGATACACTCGTTACACTCTGCCCAACCACAGGCGCGGAAGCTGAGCCTGCTTACTTTTTTGAAGCGTTACAAGCGAATTATGCACCATCACTAAAGATGGGAGATGCCCTGCGTTTCAGCGTACAAGCGGACGGCTCTGACGGAAACGATTTAGTGCGCGGAACTGTGATACACAACGCAACTAAAACAGTATCAGGGACAGGAACAATCTTTAACCTCGGTAGTGTTACTTCTCCCCAACGGCTCTTCGCTGGATTGCACGTTATCGCGGCATCAGGCACAACGCCCAGCTTGATTGTGACGATTCAAAGCGCGGCCGCGATTGGCTTCGGGACGCCGACGACACGCTTCACATTCAACACTGCAACGGGAATCACGTCGCAAAATATGCAGCCCAATAATGCTGCAATTACAGATGCTTATTGGCGCGTATCGTATACAATAGCAGGCACAACGCCGAGTTTCACGTTCGTAACATCGCTTGGAATCCAAATTTAATAAGGAGAATCTAAAATGGCTCAAATCGTAATAACTGACGGATACACACTAATCAATGCAGTCAACGAATCGTCGGCTTGTACTGCTTGCACAATTGACTATAAAGCGGAAGTAAAAGACATCACGCCGTATGGGTCAACCTCAAAAGCGCGCATCGGCGGATTGAAAGACTGGTCAGCGAAGTTAGAATTCAATATTGACTATGCGAACGGCGCAAACGAAGGGCGAATTTTTGCGATGATTGGGACGGCTGTGCCTGTGGAGTTTCGCGCAACTTCTGGCGCGCGTAGCACGTCAAATCCTGCGTACGTTGGCACGGGGATTGTCGAAGGTTATACACCGATTACTGGCAAAGTAGGCGACCAAGCTAAAACATCAGTATCCATTGTTTGCTCGAATGGAGTGGCCTTGCAAAGGCTGACCGCATAATGATGAAATCCATCGACGAAATCTTGGCAGAACATCGCGCCGACGCAATCACGGATTCAGTGACAATCAAAGGCGAAGTGTTCACGGTTCGTGAAATGACGGGCAGCGAACGCGACATAT